CATGTAAAGTTCACGTATATACAAAAAATCGACAAAACAAAAGAGCATAGCGTGTATAAGTAGTGTTGGTAGCACTCTTATACCGTCCACCTGATTACGCCAGGTAAACACTTGCTATACTCTCATGAGTTATTTTACATCATGCAGGGTCTATTAAGCAACGTTTACCAAATTATTGGTGACGTTGCTTTTTTGTTTCCAATAAGGAGACGTATAATATGGAAAAGAAGCGCATTGATGTAATAGCAAGTGAAGAATCATTCCGTAACTTATCACCCTTTATAGAATTAGAAGAATTAAACAAAACTATACGTGCATACAGAGACGCTATTCGTATGTCTATTAAGCGTAGCGACGTACAATCTAAACTTATTACATTACTTGAAATTTTAAAGCGCCACAGCTGCAAATATGTAGGTGTTAGTTTCCTATGCAAAAATAGAATTGCTGAAAAGATGGAAGTTTCATATAAGACTGTACAACGTTTAATGAAGAAACTTGTGGATCTAGACATGATTAAACAGGTAGCAATGAAGCGCACAAAAGATATGCTTCAAACTTCAAATGCTATTATCATTCAACCGATTGTGGAAGAAGTGTCCGACAAGGTAGATACAAAAAGTCCTACAAAGTGTCCTACCATTAAAACAAAACCTGTTTCCTTAAAACAAAATATAAAAGATATAAACAAACGTAATTGTAATGAGAATATCACTACACCTGAAGAAAACATTAAAGAAGCTGATTTTGTTGCTCACTGGGTACCAGAACGTTTTATTTCTTTAGTTAGCTCTTTTTACTGCGAATCTAAAACAATTCAAGAACTGTGGAAGGTCGTAAGACAGTGCAATAAAGTTACAAACTTCTCTACAGGTGATAAAGCATTTACTAAGGACCAAGAGGTTACTATTGGCTTAAAAGCTATTAAAGAGTTTGTTATGAAAATTAAGTTCGGAGTAAAAATGAAGAAAGGGAAATTCGCTTATTTCAACGGGATTGTAAATAATTTAATGGACAAGTTCTACTTTGATAAGGAGTTTATGGTAATGTAATTAAAGAAAAAGGACTATTCGATATTGTCAAATAGCTCCTCAAGATCACTTAAACTCTTATTCTCATCCCACTATTCCTAACTGTTGCATTAGGTGCATATTGATTTAAAACTTTACTTAATTCTTCTCTAGCCTCCTGAGACATTTTTGAGCTACATAGAATTTCAATATCGTCAAATGCATCATCACTTAATGGCAGGTCAATATATCCTAAATCTTCTCTACTCTTAATAGCTGTAAGTAGTGATCTCTGATCGTTATTATTAAACCAAGTAACTTGCTCTAGTATACTAAAAGGGAATGAACTTAATCTGTAACGCCACTCTTTCTGATCCTCCCACTCAGTTCTTTTAAAAACACCTAAATCTATTGTTTCTATTCCAAAACTTCCACATCCACATTTTTTGTATACAGTGGGCTTTAATAATCTATCTAAATCGGTGTATGTAACCCTACATAACTCTGCTTTATATGGCATAAAGGAAACACATTTGCTCTGCATTAGCTCTATTATCCCAGGATTAAAATCTCCATTAACTGGAACATTTATTCCATGTATATTAATAGTTTCATTTATATTTACTGTCTTAAAAATGTTAGACTTCATTCTTAATCTAACACCCTCGTTACCTTTCGAATAATTCCACAGTAATAATGATTCATTAGGATTGCTTGTCCAGCTACTAATATAAACAAACCTTCCCAACTTGTTAAAATCCTCTGTATCTCCTTCTTCTAAATCGTCCATTCCATTTAAACTAGATAATCTAAAAGTTTTATTTTGTAAAATAAGCTTCAACGTTTCTAAGTTTGTATAATGATAAAGATACTCTGGCACTTCAGAACCCCCCATTTTTTCACCAATATTTACTAACTGTTCATCCATTTTACTCTAAAAAGTTACATAGTTAAATATATTGGAATGTAATATTTACAGTTATTACTTAAAATTGGTATGATTTAGGTATTATTTCAAGGAGGTTTTTTCATGAGTTATGATACAGTCGCATCCTTACAACGTATGCAACAACTACAACAATCTGAAGCTGCTGCGGGAAATAGATTACTATTAAAACGAGCTGATTCAAAAGCAGAGCTAATTATAACTTTTTCTGCAATAGTTTTAATACCTTTCACACTTGGTATATCCCTTGTAATATTCGCAATATGGTTTCTAATTAAAGAACTTACAGCTAAAACATATTTAGTAAAGAATGTAGCTACTGGCGAAAAGTTTAGAGTTGATCGGAATGACTTTAAACAATACAAAAAAGACTTTAAATCCAAAGAAAAAGAAGTAAAAAAAATCTCAGATTTATAAGGTGTGAGAGTGAGGGGACGTAATCTTATGAAAATTATTCGTTCAATCTTTAACGCATTTCGCTTGTTAAGTAAAATCATAAATCCTATATTAAAGGCATTATCCAAAAGTAAATTTTAATTACATAGAGACAAAAAAGCCGACTCATAAAAAGAGTTGGCTTTCAAATTATTCATATGGTCTATATTTTTCTCTTAATTGCCCTAATTCTTCAGCCAGTCTTTCTACATCTTCACGAAAGTACAACGAAACCCTATCGACTACTTTAATAGGAACAAGTCGTCCTTGTTTTACAAGTACATGTAATCTCTGGGTTGTGACACCTAATAAATTTACGGTTTCATTTGCTGTTAAAACTACTTGGTTAACTAACTTTTCTATTTCTTCACGACTTATTTTATAATCCATACTCATTTTTCGTCCCTGCCTTTTTTCCATAAAGAAATTAAATTAATAACAAGCGCTATAGCTAAAATTATTGTGGAAGCAATTCCTAAGTAGTCACTTACTTCAGGCTTCTTATAGTTTGTTACTGTAACCACTAATACTAAAAATAATGCTAATACCAAAGTATTTCGATCTAACTTCATTTTTACATGGATTGGATTTTGTTTAATTTTGTAATCATGTTATAATATTTTTTAAGAGTGGGGGAATTTCTTCCCCCTGGTTATTACTTGCGTCTAGTCTTGCGGGCTAGGCGTTTTTCTATTTCTTCTTCCTTTTTCTTCTCCTTTCTATCTTTCATATCATTTAGGTGTTTCTTTGCTGTTATGATTCCTACCACCATCGCTACTATGTAAGCTAGATTTCTAAGAACCTTTTCTGTTAAGTCCCAATCCATGTTTCTCACCTCCCTTACAAATATAATTATACCATAGCTATTTATTCAAATCAATAGTTTGCAGTTAAATAATTGCTATAAAATAAAAAAACCGACTCAATTAAGAGCCGGCACTTTTCATGCTTACTATTTAATTTTTACATAATAAGAACTAGCTGTAATATAGAAAACATTACCTCTACTATTCTTCACTTTATACTGCTGTGAGCCATTTACAGATAGTTTATCAATGATAGTGAACCCTAAACCTTCATCGACAGTTCCTGCAACATCTCTATCCGACCAAGAAGCTTTTGAATAGAATCTTAAGTCATTTACTTTAGAAACTACACGTTTACCTTCCACAGATAAAGATTCTTCTTTATAGCGAATGTATGATGTATCGTTATAAATCCACTGATTTCCTCCAAGGTTTAACCAGTTTCCTACTTTACCCCAAATTTTATATGATTCACCTTTTTGTAGCTTGCGGATGACATTATTGCTTGTGGATGGTCCAGACCGAAGGTTTACATTTTGACCATCAATATAAGCCACACCACTTGCTTCTGTTACACTTCCAGATGGTTCTTGTGGTTTTGGTTTAACTGATACAGAATCACCATTATATGCCTTTAAAACATCGTTTCTAAATTGGGATTCTGATACACCATGACTCTTTAGATATTGTATTGGGTCTTCATGATCTGTACCACCTAATTTGTAAGTGATATCTTTATGAGTCCATAGCCCAACACTTGGATGGATATTTCTATCTTTTAATATTTTTGCAAGCAACTTTACATATCTTTCATACGATTTTTTGAATTTAATAGAGTCACTAGTTTCAGATAGCTCTACATGTACAAATCTAGCATTTGCCGCTGGACCTGCACCCCATGCACGATATTTAGTAGATGCAATCTGAATGTTTTCATCCCAATCCGTTGCATAATGCACAAAAGCATTTCTCCATGTTCTAGCTTCATAATTTCTAATATTGATAGCAGGTGCTTCTGGTGTCGCTGTGGAATGCGCTACTACTCCCTCATATGCACCGACACCATATCTATATCCTTGCTTTGGCAAATCTGGAATAATCATTTCTCTATCTGCAAAAACACTTCCTACAGATGTTAATAGAATAATAGAAGCCGTTGCAACTGAACTTAATACTTTAATAGATTTTTTCATTTTACATCACCATTCCCCATAATTTTTTGTTTGATATCTGATACATCATTTGCTAATGAACTAAAGGCTTTTGCTTGTTCTTCAATTACACCCTGGTTCTTTTCAATGACCTTTTGATATTGCTCTTCACGCTGTTCATTCTTTTTTTGCGTAGTAAAAAGCATCCACACGAATAATGCAGCGAATGCTCCCTGTTGCATCATTGAATTGAAAATTGCATCTTCCATTGTTCTCATCCCCTTTGCAAAATAAAAAGAGCAGCGAAATCGCTCCTCTTTGTTATAAAAATAGTATTTTATTCAAAATTAAAAACAGCTCATGGCTACCCTACTTGTTTACATGTATTTAGTTAATACTGATCTGCAGATAATGCTCCTTCTATCATTCTATTTTCTGCTTCTTCTACATGTTCAATTATCACTTCATCAGAAGCCCCTGGGCTCTTTCCAGTTAGCTTTACATAATCGTCTGCACAGATAAGACTTACTTTACCGAAAAGCTCAATCTCGTAAACTCTGCCACCCTTATTACATAAGTCACATGCAGTAGCAATGCGCATACTCAGCGTACCATCAGGAAGCCCCCAAACCTCTACTTTTGTATTTTCTTTGATACCGCAAAATTCCAGCATATCGTTTGGAATGCTAACTGTGACCTGATTTTCATCTTTCTTCAAATCAACTACTCTACCTAAGAATGGTGACTGTTCATTAGGTGGCATGGGACGCATAAACTTATCTGGATTCATACTCATCTTCCTCTCTATGTTCTAGAAGTCATATTTGTGAAATCAACATAATTCCATCTGCCATCATGGAAATACCATCCTAAACCTAAGCTACCATTTGTATAATGAATAGAACCTGCATTAGCACCAAAGTATCCACCACATACGTTAATCCCATTACATTCAATTGATTGTGTCGTTGCAACAGGATCTTTTGATTCAATTCGGAATCTATTTTCATTGTTGTAAATGTGACCGATGTAACTTCTACGTTCTCCACCACCACGGGGATAAAAACTGAGTCCCGCACGATCAGTTCCAACGAGTGCCATCATTTCACCATTGCTTATGATTTCAAGCGGCGCATTCATATAGTTCCATTTGTTCACATGATTGTGATAAATAACATTATCTTTTGTACCAAGTGCAATTGTAGAAAAAGGCAGTGTTCCGTTTACGAGTTGTCCATGTGTTGTATCCCAGTTGTAAACGGAAGGAACGTCACCTTCCACCAACTGAACACCTGATACAGCAATTGCTTGCATATTATTTAAGAGCCCCTCGCCAAATAAATCAATATACACATAACCATTTCCTTCTACATAGTTACTCGGCACAGTGAAGGTTAAAGCGTATCTTACTATTTTCCCAGTTTGAATGCTTGGTGCATCGTAAGTTTTTGATGCTCGTCCAAGCTCCACGGGAGTGTCACCGTTATATTTACCGAATACCGCTCTCATGATTGGCTTGTTTGTAATGTTTACACGATTATCATTGGTAGTTGCTCTGAAATGAGCCGACAATGTGTATTTCTTACCTGGTTTTACCCCTTCAAATAATGTAAATCGAATCCAGTTTCCTAAATCTATCCGCATCGGATTAACCATTGGCTCATAATTGTTAACCACTGGTTTTTCAATATATGGATTAGACATAATTGTCCATGTAGGACTGTATTCGATCTTCAAAAAATTATTATTAACAGTATTAAAAGAAATGTGTGAAAAGTCATGATCTGGAATGAGATTCTTCCTTGGTGTTACTGAAAATTTCTGCCCACGTTCATCTTCAAAAAAGAAGTCAGCCATTTTTGCTGTAATACCATTCTTATCGATCGTAACTTTCCCGTTTTCGATTTTAATTACATCTGCATCAATACCTGTTGCAGTGAGCCATTTTACAATGGTATCAGCATTGATTTTCAACTTCGCAACATCAATTTGAATCTGTTCTGCCGTTTGGTTAATAGCCGAGATGATATCGCCTTTTTGGACGGTACTAGTAATCGCTTTTTCAGTTACGTCAATACGTCCTACTTGTTTTTCTACATACGCTTTATCCGCATATTTTCCGTCAGCCTGTTGTTTTGTATATACTTCGGTTTTTACTGCAGCAAGACTAATCCCCTGCGCATTGGCGGAAATAAGGCGCTCTAATTCAGTTGTTTTCTTGTTGTAATCTTGTGTAGCTACTTTATCAGCAATATCTTCAATCATTTTGTCAACATTAGTTTGATCTTTTGGATGTAACCAAAATTCTGTAGCGACTTTACCACGCTGCAGCATAGGCATACAGAACCAAGCTCTACCATTTCTTTGTACGTATGGTCGAAACCTTACAAATCCAGTTCCTGCTGGAGCTTTAGCTGTACAAATAGCTCTGATCCAAGTATTGTTAACAATTTGAACTCTTTCTCTAGCAGTTGAAATTCTGGTTGTTTTATTCGATTGCCAAAATTCCATTTCGATAAATACACCATTATCAATAGGAACTTTCCCATCAGTGTTAAAGTATGCAGAAGTAACAATATCTTCATTAGGAGAACAATCTATAAATTGACTAAAAGCACCCCACCATACATCCTGGGTTTGTCCTGTAGTGTTCATAGAAAACGAATTGTATCCTTTATACTTTAGGTTAGGATCTATAGAGTGCCCAGTAGCCCACCCCCAGTATTTATTCCCTTGAGTGAAACCCGCGTCACGAATCTCATTAATAGATCCAAGACCGCCTACATAGTTCTCAACATCTTTCATTTTCACTGTCAGATCAAGTGCATCAGAATGTTGTTTGATTGTAGATTGTGCTTCAGTAATTTGTTTACCTTGTGCCGTTTGTGTTTCTAACATCTTGGTAACGTTTTGAGAAATACCTTCAGCGGTTTTCTCCACTGCTGTTACACGCTTATCAAATCCACCCTGATTATTTTCTACTTTTGTTACTGTTTCTTTGATTCCATTCACACTTTTTTCAATCTCGGTTGTTTTCTTGGTGAAGTCATCGTTTGTTACTTGCTCTTCTGGAGCTGGTGTCCAATCCTGTGGTTTGTTCCCTTTATATAAAGCGACCCATTCTACAACAGCTTTTGTAGTATTACTTGGAGAGTTATATAAACTTAACTTCCGTTCATTTCCACTTGTAGCCGCAACTGCTTTGAAAGTTACGTAAGTTATTCCATTAGCGTAAACACTTGTTGCATATCCAACATTGTTAGAACCGCCATTCTGCCAAATTCCAAATTTTTGACCTTGAAGGACACTGCCCTTAATTACAAAAGTATATTCCTCACCTGTAGAGAAATTTTCAGTTAGAGAATATTGATTGATTAAGTAATCTGTTTTTTCGTATTTAACATTTGAATCTAATAAAAGATTACGCCCTCCAGCCTTATCGTTATTGACCTTTGTTTCTACAGTTGTTAATTTCTCACTGATCTTCCCGGCTTGTTCTTTAATTTCAGTTGTTGTTTTCTTCAGATCATTTGCATTTTGTTGCACATCAGATATTGTCTTTTTTGTGCCTTCCACAGTTTGCTCGACTGTACTTAATTTATTGCTGATATCAGTATCTTTTTTAGTTAACGATTCTATAGATAATTTAAACCCGTTAGAATCCTGCTCAAACTTGGTTACCTTCTTATCAATTTCACCCTGTTTATTTTGCACATCAGAAATGGTACGACTAACACCTTGTAAACTTTCTTTCACTTCATTAAATTGCCCTGTTGCTTGTTTTTGCGCTTCTTGAACCTTTTGATTTAATTCGCTTTTGGTAGCCTCAATATCTTTGCTTACCTGGGCCAATGTTTCTTTCTTAACAGATTCCACATCAGGAATAACAGGATCCCATTTACCATCCTTCCACAATTTCAGAATACCAGGCTTACCTTTGCTGATATCTTGCCACAAAGTTTTTCTATCCTTTAAGTTTGCTGTTGGTGGATTTACGCCTTCAATAATATCAACGGTATTATTTTTAAGGTTCTCAGCAACTTGTTCGGCAATTTTCTTTGCTGCTTCCGATTCTTTTCGAATGACTTCTGTTTCTTTTACGTTTTCTTGAAGCTTTTTATCTAACGTATCTAGTAATTCTTTAGATGCTTTATTTGATAAGCTACCCATGATTTGTGCGTATAACCTATCGATAAGGCTTCGTGTATCTTTAATTTCACGATAATTACCAAAGATATATTTATCTTTCGATGGATCAGTGTCACATTCATCTGCTGCTATTAACCTAGCTTCTAAGAAAAGTGGTGGACTAAATCCTGTATCTTTTATTCGTACTGTATCGCCTTTACGAACCGCTTCATGAGATAAACCAAACACTTTTTCAAGCGCTACTGCACTTACTTCATATGAAGTAGAACTATCAATTCGCTTCTTTAATTCTGCTTCGGTTAATTGTTTGAGTCGTTCCTTCGTCATATCTTGATCTTCCGTTTGCGGTGAATAAATATCGAATAAATGTTTGCCATCCTTCGACCAACGTTGTAACGCATCATTATTTCCTACATAAAGTTTGCCATTGTTTATTTCTTCAAATGTGAGAAATTCACCAGTTTCACTATTTTGTGGTCCAACACCTACAAGAGCGGTTACTACATCTTGGCTATTCTCAATACGCCGGATACCTTGTACATCTTTTCCTAACAAGAACTCTTTCCCGTTGTCACGACCATCCTTTTTTACTAAATCTACATAACGGCCGACAATGAAAGATCCCAATATTTCTGTTCTAAAACGAATCTCAAGCCCAAAAGTAGATGCGATTTGTTTTAAGAGATCAAGCGGATTTGTAAAGTCCTTAATATTAATAGTACGTATACCACTATACTCAGTAATTCCACGTTTCCACTCAGTCCCTTTCAAAGCGAAGTCAACAGACTGAACAATTGTGGATGCTTGTAAGGTCTGCGGCTTAATTACAGTCGCTTTCTTTAATTTTATATGTTCACCAAGTGCATAAATCTTTTTCGGACGACCTGTTGTATCTTGCTCTACTTCTGTAATAATGTATGAAACAAAAGTACCGTCACGAGTTTGTTTAACGACAAGGTTCTGTTGTGTAAGTGATGCCGCTATCTTTGTGCCATCAGCTGTTGTGAACTCAAATTTATCTTTGTTATCTTTAAGCTCCCATTGGCGTAAATCATCCCAATAATCCTGTTCTTTGATAACACCTATGATTTGTTCTGTTTTAAAGTCCACAATGTGTAATAGATTATTTGTTTTACTCATCTGTAACGCTCCCTGTATGTGACATCTACCTGTCCAATGTTGTTTGGAGATATTTCGATTTCATTCTTTCCTTTTTCAATACGTATATAGTCGCTCATAAAATCCTTTATATTTATCGCATCCGCTCCGTTAATACAAATACTTGCATCCGATGAATCAATTTCTACAAGATCTCCTTTTTGAACAATATAAGGTATTTGACGTTCTGTATTGCTATTTACTTTTTGCACTTTAATATCATGTACAGCTGCAATCAATGATGGTGCATCATTAAACGAGCATATATGAACAACAATTTGAGCTACCTTTTTCATAAAGCTATTGCCCGTATCCCACCATTGGGCAAATTTTTCTGTATGGTAATTTCCTTTTTCATCGATTAAAGCAATATCACCTTGCCAATAATTTCCCACTCGTGCAATGTGTAGACGTCCATAAAAATCATTCCATGTTGTACGATAATAACCTGTTTCCGCTATAATCAAATGATTGTAGTCACCATTTCCCGCCATAACTTCACCAAAATTCTCGCTAGAATTTCTATATGCATCAAACATACCTACTTTTCCGACTACAACGCTGTTTTCATCTAATAAATAAAGTTCTACACGTCCCATAGTTGCAGGGTTTAAGTTTCGACATTCAACTATTGCATCAAGTGTGAAATCTTGTAGCGGTCCACCTGTAATGCTTCTTTTCACTGCTGGACCATGCCAGAATTGACCTTGCCCATAATCAGATGGCATGATACGTGCGCCGTCCGCTATCATTTTCCCTGCTACGATTCCGTAATCTGAAACAAAATCTTTTCCCACTTCCGTCCAACCCACTAGAGAATTCGCTTTATCATGCATAACCAATTCATACCGACTTATTGGCGTTTCATCTATCTTAACTGGGTATCCTATACGAAAATGTTGACCTCCATTTTTATTTATAATATCGATGAATGTGGACGGATTTTCTACCTGTATCTTGAATTTCGGTTCTGAAAATACACTTCCCTCATTCAAAGCATCCATTTTAATAATATTATTTGGTTCTAGTTTTGCTTTTGTATTTCGAATTGGTCCTAATTTATAAGGCATTGGACAAATGAATTTAATTGTTCCTATTCCAAGTGTTACAAATTCATCCGGATCAAAGCTATCATCCACAATTGCTAAATACGTTCTATTTGGTTCTACATCAAAAATAAGTTCTGTTGGTTGATCTGTTATTAGCCAACTTGCAATTTCCTCTTTCAACTTTTCTAAGTTAAATCCATCAGGCACTATAATTCCTACCGGAATAGATAACACACGCATTTCTGTTTGTGTGTTTAACAATCTTGCGCCTGGATATCCTGGAACGTTTAGAAAATTTCGTTTCAATGGTGCCCAAGTAGGTCTTTTCCATCCTTTCGCAATTTGAATAAAGTCTTTACGTATTTTGTTAAATGTAAAAGAACTCATGTTAACACCTCATTTCTTTATAAACTAAAAGAAACCCAAACCTAAAAGGCTGAGTCTCTTTGTTTTTCTCTTTCTTGGTACTCGGTTGTATATCGATATGTACCGCGTGCCACATCTCGGCCCTCTATAACAACAGGAACTTCAACAACCAAATCACCACCAAGCATCGGAATTGCTCCGTCACCAGATGATCCAAGTGAGTTATTAAATACTTGATTTGATACACTGCTTGTCATAGCTTGTCTACTATTTGACATACTTCCATACACACCACTCATAACAGACTTTAAACCCGATAATTGGCTCATAGAACTAGCCATCATACGACTCATATCACCCATTAATTGATTCATAGTCCCAGTAATACCGAGTGATTTTTCTTTCGATGATAAAGGTGTAACTGTGATTGAATTGCCCTTCTTCGTAAATAACTCCGGTCCGGCTTCTCCTGTGATAAATGAACCATCACCTACAGGCTTTCCACCTTTAGCAAGCATTGGTACATGAGGAATAGTTGGTGCACTAACACCTGGTATATTGTTTAATAATTCTGCTGGAGTGTTAAAACCGTCTATGAACTTATTTATGATACGAATAATTCCATTAATCGCTGTTTTAATACCACTTTTAATTCCATCCCATACACCTAATACAGCTGATTTCATTCCTTCAAAAGCTCCACTAACAGCACTTGTTACCCAACGAACAGGAGTCATAATTGCATCTTTCAGTCCATTCCAGACAGAAGATGCGGTTGACTTTATACCTTCCCAAATGTTTGAGAGTGTTGATTTAATACCATTCCAAATACTACTACTTGTACTACTAATCATATTCCATACAGTTGAAATTGCTTCTTTGATGTTATTAAATACAGAACTTGCTGTGGAAACAATTGAATTCCATAAACTAGAAAGGAAACCTTTAATCGTATTCCATACAGCGCTAGTAGTGGAACTAATCGTATTCCAGGCATTCACAATCCAGTTTTTTATTGCATCAAAAATTGGTGTTACGATAGCGACTAATCCATTCCAGCATGCTTGTAAGAAATTCTTCACTGTATTCCACACCGTCATTGTGGTGGAACTAATAACATCCCATACATTCACAATCCAATTTCTAAGTGTTTCAAATACAGCTGTCGCAATCGAAACAATGCCATTCCAACAAGCTTGAAGAAAAGCAACTATAGCATTCCACACTGTTGTTACAGCTAAACTAATAGCATCCCACACAGAAACAATAAAACTCTTTATCGATTCAAATATTGGAGTAGCAAAGTATAAAATAGCTGTCCAAACCGCCTGTAAGTATTGCGTAATGAAATTCCATACCGTTTGAATAACTGTGGAAATACCATTCCAAATCATAGAGAAGAAATCAGCAATGCCTTGTAAAATAGGAGTTAGAAAGGCAACTAATCCATTCCAGGTGCTAATGAAAAACTCACTAATCGCTGTCCACACTTCAGAAGTAGTTTGACTAATACCATTCCAAACTTCTGATAATGTCTCAACTACTCCATCCCAAATACCAGTCAAATACTCAACTATTGAATTCCATGTTTCCGTAGTAGTTTCAACAATTGAATTCCATGTTTCAGATAAGGACTCCGTTATTCCATTCCATAGTTCTACTAAAAACTCTTTAATTGAATTCCATACAGAAGCTGTAGATTCACTAATACTTTCCCATGTTTGAGTTGCCCATTGAGATATACCGTCCCATATTCCTATTAGAAATTCTTTAATCGAATTCCATACCTCGATGGTCCATTTCTTGATATCGTCCCAATTTTTATAAATCGCAATACCCAGAGCCGCTATAGCGGCTATAATAACAGGAACAACAGCAACTATCCCGGCTGCTATCCCTGCCCCGACTCCAAAAACACCCATGATTGTCATAACTATAGGAGCAAGCGCCATAATCGCACCGGAAATAACACCAATGGCTACAGCGATAGCCGCTAGTGTCGCTGCTAATTCTGGGTTATCAGAAACCCATTCAGCAAATTTAGAAACAAGATCTGCTACCACTAATAAAACTGGTTCAAGAGCCATTTTTAAATCTTCCATGGCTTTTTGAAACTTAACAGCTGGACTTGCATCTATTTTAGAAGTTGCTCCATGTAAATCTTCTACTCCTTTTTTCAAATCAACTTGCTTACCTTCTGCCTTTAGAATCGTATCGATAATTTTCTTTCCTTGGTCTTCCCAAAGGGTACCGAACATCTTCGTGCCAAGCGCATTTCTGTCTGTCGCATTTTCAACACCAGCTAAAGCCTTGGTTGCTTCAAGCATCGCTTTTTGTCCATTTTCACCACCGCCAGCAATTGCTTGTCCCCATTTTTCAAATTGATCGGCTGAAATCTTTGTTTTATCTAAAACCGCTTGCATAGACTTATCTACACCGGCACCAAACTCAGCCATTTTGATACGGCCTTCTTTAACACCATCCAATAGGTTGTCTATATTCCAGCTTTTCGTGTCTACACCAGCTGACATAATTCCTTGAACTTCTTTAGCTGTAAATCCAGCTTGAACCATCTGGTCACCATATTCAGCAATAATATCTAATTGTTCTGGTGGAAAACCCGTTTTTAATAAAGTATTAACTAATCCTAAAGCCTCTTCATTAGTAATCCCTAATGTTGCACCAATCTCATTCGCTTCCTGTATAAGCTCATTAAAATCAATCCCTGCATAACTTGAAGCGATAGTTGCCGCTCCTTTAACTACAGCCGCATTCGTTTCATCAGAAGCATCCTTATTCAATGCCCATTGTTTTCGAACACCCTCTAAGGCTTCTTCTGCATCCACACCATAAGTAGTTACGCCCCTTACAGCTTCTTCTACTGATTTTTTCGAAGACTCCGGAACATCAAAAGTGATATCAATCTTTGTTTTTATTTTAGACATGTCCATTGCTTGCTCAACTGCACTTGCAATACCGCCACCGGCTGCTATACCACCTATGACATTTTCTAGTCCTATTTTAAGTCCTTCAAACTTTTCCTCTGTCCTTCCAGCTTCTTGTTGTAAATCTCTTAACTCATTTCTTACTTGTTGTATGGAGTTTCCAGCATCCACAGAGCGAAGCGCACGTTGTAATTTTTCTATATCTGCTTCTGCTCCTAAAGCTTCACGACCAATAAGACCGATTGCCTGTTCTAACTGGCGACTTGTAGCCGACCCACTTTTAATTGCATTTACAAGACGATTACCTAATGCTCCAGCAAAGTCATCAACACTTTTTCCTGTAGCACTAAATAAGGTTTCTAATTGCCTAGTGGAGCTTGCTACACTTTCTTGCTCAGCTTTCATGTTTCCAAGCTTATTTTTCAACCCATCAAGTGATCCTTGTGTAAATTCAATTTCGCGCCTGAATGCACGGTATTGTTCTTCAGAAATTTTTCCGTTTTGGAATTGCGCTTGGACTTGTTGTTCCGCTGCCTTTAATTTATCTAGCTTTTGTGTGGTGTTTTCAATTTGCTGAGTCAATAATTTTTGTTTTTGAGCTAAAGCTTCAACATTACCAGGATCAAACTTTAGTAATCGCTCAACATCTTTTAGTTCTTTCGCTAAGTTGTCACTCTGCTTATTAACATCTTTCAAAGCATTTTGAAGACCTGTGGTTTCACCACCAATTTCAATTGTAATTCCTTTAATTCTTCCTCCTGCCATCATCTCACCCCTTTCTTAGAACGAATCGAAGTCTTTTTGATTTGCTTTACGAGCTTTTTCTTTATCTGGATTCTCCATTTCAGCGAATTCAGCGATATAATCAAAACAATCACCAATAGTCATTTCTTCTAAATCACCATGTGATAATTTCGCTTTATAACAAAGAGCAAGGAAAGTATCAGTGGATAATTCTTCATCACTGAAATTCCCTTGCTCTTCATTATTTTTCTTTATTTTTTTTTTGCTCCCATCGTACTTTGAATCAGATCCATGATTTCTGGAATAATTTCAGAAATAGGGAATTCATCAAATCCATCTAACCATGTAATCGGATCAGCGATTTCAGGGTTTGCTGTTTTTGCATATAACCAAACTAAATCATAAATAACTTCAAAATCTACTTTACTTAAATCAGCATTTGCTAAATCAATAGTAGGCTGTGAACCATTTTGAGGTGTGATTGGCGAAATTATTCCTAATCCAAACATATCTGCAAATAAATCACGTCTAAATTGCGCTTTATACTTTTTAACTGTTGCTGCTGTGCTTTTTAATCGGACCTGTTTTCCGTCTATAGTAATTGTCTTTTCCATCTACTTACGCTCCTTTTGCTAATGTAGTTTTTGCATATACTTTTTTATACCAATCATCATAAACCGCTGGTGTTGTTTTAGATGTAGTTTTTGTTTTAACCATACGCTTTCCATTAATATCAATTGGACTAGATACAAATTTAAGTTCGTTAGTATTCGGTTCAGCAGAACTTGTTTTTGTTTTAGATGCAACCGTAGGACGACTTGCGGAGTTGTTAAACAGAACGTGACGAGTTGCTTTTTCATCCCCATCAAATTCAAATAGCAATGCAAACTGTTTACCTTTCGCATCAGCCAGTTCATTTAACACGCCATCTTCCGCATCTAACTCTTCACCCAATACATCCACAGCAAATTGTTCTGGAATAGTAGCAATGCTCAATGTTCCATCATAACCCTGGTTGTTACTTGCTGAATAATAAAGCATGTCATCTGCATAGAACTCGATTAAATCACCACGTGGATCTAATGTTAGTTCGACAGCTCCCGGAATCGGAATTGGAGTTTTAAACTTTACTACTCCATCTAGAATTTCATAAAGCGCATAATAAACATTCTTCAAACCAAACGTTACCTTATTTTCTTTATTCATTTATATCAACCTCGTTTCATAAAATTTTTGATACATTTTTTCAGATTCAATAATCCCTTCGAATGGTGAATCGTAGGGTATTTCATTATCATCAAGGACCTTTTCAAGTTTGGCTTCTGCAACTAAATCTTTTCTAGTTGTATAAAGCTCTATGTTTAAGTCATTTATCTTGTGATAGACCTTGTTATCGGCCATTAAATTTGCCGATCCGTCCACAAGAAAACAAATATAAGGTGGCGCTGGAACTGGATTAGTTGTTGTTGCTGTGAAATGCGAATAAGCCACAGGATATCCTGTAGCATCTAGAATCTTCTTTAATTCACCTAATGTCATTGTTGAACCGCCCTTTCCACACGCTCAACAAAATCATTAATCGCATGCTCTTCAGCTGGAGCAATGTGAACTTTTGGTGGAACACGCCCTCCATTGGCTTTCGCATGGCCAAATTCTAATAAATGTGCAACCTGATGCTTCGTTGCATTGTGAACAATAATTGCATCTCCCATTTTCTTTTTGCGCCACCCTTTAGCATATTTCCCCGTATCTTTAGGGCTTTTTTGCTTTAATTCTTCTACAAGGGCATCCGCTACCTTTTCCTTTGCAACCTCAATTTCCTCCTCAACAACATTCGCATATCGCTGTAACTCTCTTGCGATATCTGCCGATAGACTATCGATACTTCCCATTAAACCTCACCTCACACACGCTCTTGAGCAATAATAGTGAGCGTTTCATTACTTTCGCCATCATTAATTGGAGGATGTGTTATATCAAAAATACGTCCTTTAAACTTAATTTTCATAGTTGTTTCAATGTCAGGACGATATCGAATAATAAAACGGTACGTTCTTTCCGCTTGAGATGCTGCCGCCGCAAAATATTCTTTACCTAGCATTGTTTTAATATCTGCCCAACAAATAGCATAATCAACAGCTTTCTCATCTATAACCTGTCCTAAATCGTCTGTGGTTGTTTCAGTTTTAATAAAAGTTATTCGATGTTTTCTGTTATTACTCAGTCTCTTCGACATCACTAAATACCTCCTGGACAAAGAAAGGTGTCATTGCATCTAAAGCTGCACTCAATTCTTTTTCGGATACACGGTACTCATAAAAAATACCAGCACACATAATAACTAGATACTCTGTTTGCTCCCCAGTTGCATTGAGAACATAATTTTGTCCTTGTTTCAAATAAAATGAGAGCATAGAATCATCCATACCCTCATCCCATCTTATATGTTCCTTAAATTTATTAATTAAATCATCCATATTAAGCTCCAGTAGAAGCTTTTAAAACATACTTATAAACTGGAACTTCAAATGGTGAATGAATTAGTTGTGCATCTAGTAAATTCCAAATACGGAAACCTACACGGTTTGTACGTGAGAATAACTCAACTAGCTTTTGTACTTCTAATGATCCAATGACATCTTGAATATAGAATTTTGAGAAGTCACCAAAGTAGAAAACTGGCGTATCAGGTTCGCCTGTAATGTCAATTGCATCTTCTTCCTCAACAGGGAATCCTAATAATGTATAACCAATTCCACCTTCCGCTTGATTAAATGGACGAAGTAATGGGAAGCCGTCATCTGTTTTCATGGTTTCGATTTTAGTTAATGCTGCTGTATTTAATACCCATCGTGCTTTTTTACGAACTTCTTTAACAGGTGTATTTTTCATTTTTACTAATGCATCATAAAGATTTTTTTCATCCGTTTTAAATTCAACGGCTTTCTTTGCCAATGCACCATCATTTATGTTATTAGCTTCATCGCCATTAACCATATATTGAGTTTCTTTACGAACATAAGCTTTTTTCAGTTCATCCATAACGATTTGTTCAATCGGTAAACCTGTACGTGCCAATAACTTTTTCGTTACTGTAGCAAGTGCATCAAATTCCGTTGGTGATAATTCGATTTCATCAAACTCGATATCTGTTTCTGGAATTTCATTATTTGTTCGCTCATTTTTATGACCTTGTGCTTCTGCCTTTTTAACTAAAACAGGATACTTAATATTTTCTTTTGTTTTTACTCCTGTTCCTAATCGGCGTAAGAAGTTTTCTTCTTGTGCATACGTAATAATTTCTTTACTTAAGAAATCTGGAATCGTAACAGAACCATTACCAGTAACTAACCCTAATGAACGGGCTTCTCTCTCATCAATATTACCAACAATATAATTAGCGAAAGCTGAACGAGTTTCCATTTCTTTGTTTTTAGTAGATTTATGACCTTTAGTAGAAAGACCTGTTCCAATAGCTACCATAATTTCAGAACGCTGTTCTTCTGACAGTTCAGTTTTTGCTTCTGGATCTTCTTTTGCTGCTGGGTCTTCTTTTTTATCTGGATCTTCTTTCTTTTTGTCCGGATCTTCTTCTTTTTCACCTGCTTCTAATTTCGCAATTTCATCAGCAAGAGTTTTTGCTTCTTCTGTTAATGCTTCTACCTCAGCCTTAACTGCTGCTAATTCTTCTGAACGAACCTCACCTTTTTCAACTTTACCTTGTAATTCTGCTAATCGAGCTTTATTTCGTGCTTGAGATGCTTTTAAGATTTCTTTTAATTTCATGTTAATTGTCCTCCAAAACCTTTTTTATTTGTTTGATAAGATTGTTTCTTTCTTCCGTATCATCTTCCACAATTGTTTTTACAGCTACTTCTGTACTTCTCATTTCAATCATGGTTGCATTTTCGCCCCTGGTTTCAATGGAAGTTGCAACGTAGGCTGGTGTCATATCCAAAATAGATACTTCTAAAAGCTCTAGCTCTTCAATAGAGCGCTTTTGAACACCAGATTCGCCCTCTTCCCATGAATCCTTTTCAGAAACAAAACCAAATGACCAACCACGTAATTCTTTATCCTTTGCTTTTTGGATTACTTGCTCATCTGTAACCGTAGCAATGGCCCTTAAACCAATATTGTCTTCATACAATTCCAAGTTTCCATTTTCAATAGAGCCAAGTTTTCTACTTTTATCATGATTAAAAAGTAAGTCCACATTCTTTGCTTTCTTTAACGCTTTTTCAAACGTCTTAGGGACAATTCTCTCTTTGAAATATCCCCTTGGAGAAGGCAACATTCGACTTTCCCTGTCCACAACATTTACATATCCATCAAGTATGACTTGCTTCCCCCGGACCTCAATTTTCATCCTCTTCACCTCCTCCCAATGAACCATCGGCCGCTTCTTTCTTACCGATTTCAGTCAAGTCATTTGAAATGTATATAGCCTGTGATTCCTTTGTATTTTGTTTAGGGAATCCCAGCATATCAGCGACATTATCAGGTGAAGTAATAGCTGTACGTACAAGGTTATAACCAATATTCGTCTTGTTGCTATAAGTAACAAAATCAAGAATATTAATCTTGAATTTAATTCGTTTCCCCGAATTTTGGCCATAAAAAAGAAGACTCAAATGGTCTTCAAAATTTTTCATAATTGGTCTAACTGCTTTATTGTGGATATACATCATCGCTTTCTCAATATCTTCTTTGATTAACTCTGTGTATGTATCCACATTTATACCTAAAAACTTACCCAAATCCTTTTTGTATACATTTAGGTATGCTAAGGTCTTTTCATCGTCTAACGGGCTTTTAAGTGTTTCTATTTCGTAACCTTTTCCTAGAGGAATCATCTTAACTGACCTTGCATCATCAATTGATTCCAACTGATCTAAAATCTTTTTAATTAATTTTGACTGTGTACCATTCTGTGGATTGATATGCGCATCTAATTTTAATAGAAATGCCAGTAATCCACCTTTTTTGTACTTATCGGTCAAAGTTTTCTCAGCTGACATAACACCCTCGAGTGTATCTCTTCCCAAATCAAGAAGGCCTTTTCCTCTTAAATGATCTGCACCAATATTTTTTACATGCCGAATCATAAAAGAGGGAACCTCTTGACCACCAATATTAAAATGTTCTACTAAATTATCATCTAGCTCTGTAAACACATTTGAAGCTAAATGTATTTGAGTACCATTTAATATAGGGAACGTTTCTCCCTCGAGTAAATAGGCATTTGTCATTAATTTAATAAATTCAGATTGGGTTAAATAATTATTAGGATTCTTTAAAATACGAAGTGCAATATCATCTTTAATTTCATTACCAAATTCATCTTCTACAACAATATCAGCCAATACCATTTGATTACTGATGTCTTGTAACAATTCATATACATCACTAGATTGCAAGATGTTTGAATCCGTAACATACACACCGCCGTAACGAATGCTTTTTCCTAAAACATCATCCAGATAACCACGTTTTTCAGCTTGTCTAAATAAAAAATTTGAAAATCTATCCCTTAAACCCAATTTCTCACCGCCTTTCAATACGAATTCCTCCTTATGATATATCTAGATATGATAAAATACTTTTGGAAGGAGGTGGATATAGTGGATAATTTTTTATACCATAAAGAAAACATTAAAAATTTCGCTGTAACTACTATCATTAACTGTAGACGAATGTACAATCTATTAAGCGATGAACTAGATAGCAAAAAAATTAATGAACATGCACTGTATGGGTATCATTCAATGGCATACTCTACTTTCATCACAATGAAAGGTTACTACTTACAAAATGATGAATTATCAACTTGGGAGATTGACACATTCATAGAAAAATTCGAACAGTTCAGTCGAGAATTCATCAGTAGTCGAGGAACAAGTCATAGCATGCAATGGACATTTGGTTACTATAACGAATTAGTAGAATCGTATAATACTCTAGCTCGTTTACTAGAACTAAATCCAGTTGAAGTACCCGAATAATCAGGATAAGGAGTGTTAATACCACTCCTTACCTATAAATTTCATCCAAGTATTCCCCATACTCTTCATCGGGAATGACATCGTCCATCATATTCAATGTTTCTTTGTGACCAATTAACATAGCTACGAAGCCATCGATATGCTCCGGTGACTTACGCTTGGATGGTGTCTTTAAATTATTTATATTTGTGATTACCTTTGCATTGCTTGCACAAAAAATAAGCAAAGGATTATCCGTTATAATTCTCTCCTGAAGTAACAGTATTTCGAAATCATCAAAAGGTTCATTCATATGCGTTGGATACTGTGGAACTTCCACACATTGAATACCAAGCATTTCCCACTTCTCAACAAGTTTTTCAGCGAGTGCTGGATCATAATTTATTTGACGTAAATCAAAGTTCTCAAATACCCATTCCACATATTGATTTACCATTTCTTCATCAACTGTTTTTCCAGGGCAAATTGTAACAAATCCTTTTTCAGCTAAGGCACGATACGGAACATTTCTTTGCTGCTCTTTATCTTCAATTCCAAACTCCGGAATAAAATACATTTGCTTTACTTTTAATAGTGAAATGCCATCATCATTGAATGTTGGAATATTTATCGATACGCAAGTTAAATCGGTACGCCTTGATAAATCCACGCCAACAACACAAGTTAAACCTTCCACATCTTTTAAATAATCAACGAGCATTTTATCCAGTTGATCTTTATCAAAATATGTTTCTGCATAATTAACGAATACATCCAAATGCTTTGATAAGAATTCAGCCTTATTAAAGCTATTGTTTTGAGCTTCTTTAAATGCATTCTCAAGAAACTCCATGTTAACTGATATATCCATATTTGGATTCACCATTCGCCAAACATCACGGTCTGTCCAATCAAATTTTTTGTTCGGCTCATAAATCATCATGAACCAGGAATCATCTTTATCCTCACTCAAGACTTCTTTTGCATAGGTATAAATTTGTGTTCCTAGCGAGCCGGTATTCTTCCCTGCTGTAGAGGTGATGATGTTGAGTGGTTCTTCTTGAGCAATTTGCGCTGAACGTAAGTTATCGTATTGCTCACGGTCCATTTGAGCATGAACTTCATCAAAATAATTGATATACGGGTTTTTGCCTTCGTTACCAGCGTTATCTTTCGTAAGAACCTTGATTACATTTGCATATTTAATATCGTCTTCCACAAATGTATATTTAATTGACTTTATAGTATCCTCTTTACCTTTATAGATACGAGTATCCGGACGTAAATCTGGACTATTTTCGATAGTTAAAGCAATTGGCCCGGCTGCATTTTGACATTGTTCAAAAGTATTAGCGGAAATATAACAATCGGCGCCTTTTACACCTTCTCCGTACATCGCATAAATGACTGGTGAACCGCCCATAATTGTTTTTCCGTTCTTCTTCGGAACCTGCAAATAAGCCGTACGAATTACTCGCACCGCTTTACCATCTTCATTATATTTTTGCCATCCATAGATGTTAGCAAAATAGAATTTTTGCCAGGACTCTAAAATTAATGGCTGCCCTGCCCATTTTCCTTTTGCATGTTTTAAGAATGTCTCCGTGAAATAAATCATTGCATTCGCTTTTTCAACATCAAACCAAATATCTTTTCGTTTCTTCCATTTCTTATATCGTTTGATAACTAACTTAATAGAATCAGGATATAAGTGTGGGGCTGCATCTACTTCCGAAACGAATATATCAGCGTAATTTGTTTCAAAATCAATCATCGGCTTTTCATCTTCCTAAACTGCACTAATTTGTTGTTATCAGTAGGTTTATCATCCTCTTCCTGCTTTTCGCCTTTTCCGAGAAGAACCCCACTATTTTTAAGTAAATCTTTGTTCTTTCCGTCCAGTCCTAGTTGCCCCAAATATTTCGCTTTTTGCTTAGACCAAACTTCAACTTGTTGAGCCAATGGATGCTTTGATTCTTTCACATCACCATTTACATTCTTTGTTTTTTGGACAGTTGGGAAGTTTAAATTCTTCCAAAGTCCATATTTGACGCTGTATATCTCAACTGCATCAAGATAAACTTCAATCAATGGATCAAGCGCTGGCGAATAAGTTCCGGCTTCAACCAAAACATCCATAATACGCTGCGCTTCTAATTCTTTTTTCTTTTCAGCTTCAATTACGACCTTCGATTTTCTGGCCATTCCTTAAATCACCACCTAAAAAACGAATTTTTTTCAAAAAACCATTTTGAGGTGCGTGTTTGCACCCCCACTCCCTATCCCCCCATAAGGCCAGAGTTTCTTTTTTCAATAGGGGGGCTTATAGTTTCCAGTCGAACTTTTTCTTTTCCTGGTATTTTGTATCTGTTTCTCTTTCTACAATTGGATGACACTTAGAACAAAGTGTATCAATATTATCTGGGTCTAATTTCAATGAAGAATTGATTTTAATTGGAACAATATGATGATGATGTGCTTGTTTACCAAACACGAACCTTCCACATCGTTGACACAATCCTTTGTCCCTTTGATAACAGAATGACTTCAAATCTTGCCAGGCTTTTGTACGATAGAATGATCTGTTCTTTGAATAGACAACTGTCTTCTTTTGTTTACGTCTATGATTTAAACAGTATCGACCTTTATCGATTAATGTCTTGCAGCCTTGCTCAGCACAGTACTTCATTTTGTACCAGTTTGTAATTGCTCAACAATATGGTTACGAATTGTTTCTTCTTTCTTTAACTTAGCTGATACATCGATGTTATTATCTTTAGCGAATGAAAGTAACTCTTCAGCATTCATATCATCCAGGTTAATTTCTCCACCAACTACTTGTGCTTTATGACCTTTATCTAGCAATCCACCTGTAGCTAGTTCCTGACCAAGTGGAACAAACAAACTTCGCTTTTCTTCTGAATCCCAATACTCTGTACCGGATATTGTTTTTCTAATTTCAGTAATCATTTACTAAACACCACCTATGTAATTTTTGCATAATAAAAAGCACCCGTTATGGATGCTTTTAAATTTACTCAAATGTTACTGTTACTGATTTAATATTTTCGAAGTCTTCATTTAAAAGTAAAGTTTCATTTTTAAACACAAGTTTCTGATCTTTACTTTCAGCAATTGCTTTTAAAACTTCTTGAGGTGCACTTGATACCACTAAAGGAATATCTTGGTTTTTAAACTCAATAAGTAATTTCAATATATTTACCTCCTCTCTATCGTCTTACCAATATTATACTATATATCTATTTGATAATTAAAAGTTACTTTTATGACAAAAATAAAAGAGCAACCGTGCACCAGTTGCCCTTTCGTCAATTTCTTATGTTATTACTATAAATCATTTTTTCAATGGTTTGTATAATGATACCTTACCTTAAGTAAATGTTAAGTTCTATTTGAATACTCAACCTTATCCCGCATAGCAGCATGTTTGTTATAAATATATTGCGTACTGTAATTCAGTTCTTCAGCAATCTTTTCTAGTGTCATTCCTTCTACGTATTTAAGATATGCTATTTTATGCTCCAATCCTTTGAACGTATTAATTAATGTTTTTAATTTACACATGTCATTCATCTTGTGCGCTAATTCATATTCAATTGCTTCAATACGTTCTTCTACCATTGCACCTTCAGACTCAGAAGTTAAACGTACATCTCGCAAATCACCACTAATCCAGCGTTTTAATTCAGCTTTTGTTTTATCTAAGTTGTAATCTAAGTATGAAATGTCTTGTTCTAATTCTTGATATACCTTCAGCCAGTTAAACAAATGATGATTCACCTACCTTTTTAGAGTAAAATGCGTTATGTTCTGTTACATCTGTTATGCTCTAAAACCCTTGAAACATAAGGGTTCATGACACTTTTAACATTAAAACGTAACGCATTTACCCCCTAAATTTCTTTTATATATTTATCTTTTTATTTTTTAACTATATATTTTAAAAGAAAGTGTTTTTATCCGTTACATCTGTTACAACACCCTCAAACCCTTGATATGACTAAGTTTTTAACGTAACAGATATCTGTTACACGTAACGCATTTATCCGTTACAAGGTGTGTTTTTTACCATATATTAGTGAAAATAAAATGTTTTGTGTGACCAAAAATGGTCAAAAACATAGGGTATTTGACCGAAAAAAGTCACGAACATAAAAATTATTCACTAACAAAGATTCTTTTGTTTTTACCATCTACTCTTTGTACATGTGATTTGTAACCAAATAATTGAGTCACTTGTTTGCTAAAGTTGATATTACTAACGGATTGAAAACCATTTTCCGCACAATACACTTTATACTGCAGATAAACATCTCCAACTACAGCACGTTCCAATTCAACATCCTCATTATTTACGAAACTAATAATCGGATTGTTTTCTTCCTGATATTTAATCAATTCATCTTCAACCGCTTTTGATTTCGTGAATTTCTTTTCAACCAATAACCGTTTCAAGCTTTTTAATGCCAGATTCAACACATACTGCATCGATTCATCACTTAGCAACTTATCAGTAATAAATGGGTCATAATCGTCATCATTCGGTGTAAACTTTGCTTTAAATGGAACAATTTGAAGCCTTCGCCCTAAACCATCACTAAAATCATTAATGCGCGGCATTTCATTTGCACTAAAGATTAACTTTGCATAATTCGTAAAATCGAATGGATCCTTACCCTTTCTTTCTACGTTTAATGTTTCACCAGTAGAAAGCTTTTTAAATATCGATGATTCTTTGATATAACCTTTACCAATATCATCGCCAATGTTTGCTAACTTTCCAAATAATTCGGCTGTTTTAAAGCGCTGGTCCAATTCGTTTAAATCTAGTGACGATGCATTATCCGAACCTATTAATTTACGAATGATTTTTAAATACGATGATTTGCCATTACTACCATCACCAGTAAGAATAAACGTTGCAGCAAACTCATTCCTCCGGAATAAAATGTATCCAAGAATCTCTTCCAAAATGGCCCGAACCTTTTTATCATTCACGGCTATTTTATTAAAGGTCTTATCAGTTATTTCATAATAAGCACCAGGAATATATGCAACAGGTATTTTATTACGTGTAATAATCTCCGGTGTAAAATCTTCTAATTGCCACGTTTCTAAATTAAATACACCGTTTTTAACAACTACATATTTGGTAGAGGCGAAATTTTTATGTTTTGCCTTTAACTGCAGATAAGCAATGGTTTCTTGTCGTTGCATTCTCTTTAATGCTGGAATATGACGAATCATTGCTTCTTCAATATCCTCTTGCTTGTCCGAGTACACACCTTCTTTATAGATATGAAGAACATTCGTGACCTTACAAATATGATGCTCATTGATCAGGAAATCACCGAACTTTTCATGTTGGAAGGAACCCTTTATATAAAAGGATTCCTTCATGAATGCTTCATCACGTAATATTACATTTAGTTCACCTTGTGTCACCGATTCTTCTAAAATGTAGTTATTTATAATAGAAATGGTTTCTTTAATATCATTTTTAGCCATTCCTTGAGACTGCAGTTTTAAGATGTAAGTAAATAATTTATCGTTACGTCCATCACCTTCACCCATTTTGGTAAGGTTCGGATTTTTCTTGTTGTATGGATATAACCAACTTGGTAATGAATCATGTTCTGTACATTTTCTTAACCATTTACGAGTTTTCCCATCAATCTTAAGTGGATCAGCTGTGTTCTTAATACCTAACTTATAATCACAAAGAATACCGATATTGGAGAACCACTTTATTTTATTGGCAGTTATGTCATAACCTTTGAAATAAAAGTGCATACCGTTTGTTGTTTCTAATACGGAACAATTAATGTTCTTATCTTCGATAATATCCAATAGCGTTTCAGCTTCAGCTATATCATCGATATCAACCATGATGTATTCATCATCCAATATACCCACAAATGAATCTTCTTTTCTTGCGGTATGATAGGATAATAGTTTTGCTCCATCTTTAAACTTACTGGCGGCATGTTTCCCATTACCTTTTAAATAACCTTTATACATGTTCATCACCTACTTTCTTAAACCTTGAAACATTTAATATTATTCTTTATCCTATTAATAAAAAAGGAGTTTCATATGGATACAAAAACCGTAGTAACTATTATCTGCTCATTTATTGCAGCAGGGCTCGCACAAATAGTGAGTCACCTTTTTACTTTAAGAAGAGAGACGAAAAACTATCAGAAAGCATGTAATCAAAACTTGTATTCACCGATCATTTTCAAATTAACCGATTATATAAAGTCAGAAGGATGCCATAATGCATTTTATGAAACTGACACTACATACCAAAATCCTTCTGAAATATTTAATGAAGTAATGCAACATGTTGAAAAAAATTTAGCATATACAAGTGTAGATATTATTAATCTCTATCAAGTATGGAAAAGAGATTTTTCACGTTCCCATAACAATAAAGAATTACATGACTACGTAAAATTTGAGAATGAAATAGACTTGAGAATCACATTTGCTAATGCGTTCTTCTCACAGTTTATAAAGATTAACAAATCATTAAAGTCTAATCATAAAGTAGTAGATGAGGAACTAAGCGCTCCTTATTTTTTCACTCATTTTTTCTTATTACTTAAAGAATGTACATGTAAACGTCCTTATTCAATTACACATGCTGAAATATTTGGAATGTATGACTTAATCGAAGCTATGCTATTACCAATTAATAATTATACTGAGCGAATAATAGCTATTCGAAACGATTTAGACAAAGTTTTCTCTACACCACTCTATAAAAATAGCGAACGAGTTCATCAGGCACATCTTTCCGCATACGAACTCTTATATGAAATTGTGAACGAGTTCGCAGTCTTCAGCGAAGATCGTGCAAATGAGTTAAAAGAAATTCTAGACGATTCTATTCAAAATTAATTACCTAGAGAGTTGTTAATTCAACTCTCTTAAATCATTTACTCTCCCCTAAAAAATCATCGATTCGTTTATTTGCCAACGTCCAGTACCACCAATAATCTAACTTACCTGGTACTTTCATACCTTTAATATCATCATTTATAATGAAACATCGTTCTGGAACATACGCTATTTTCTCAGCAATACCATCTTTTATTTTGCATAACTGTTTGTCGTTCTCGTCCACACTAGCAAATACTCGAAATACCTTTTCATTCATTCTTCTGGTACCATATCTAGCATGACTGTATTTGCTACTAATCTTTACAATCTTTTGGTACTTCACTAACTCTGTGCAATTAAATATTGTTTCCTCTGGATCAATGCCCTTTACGAAATAATTCACGACCGCTTCATTTACGATTGGTAAATCATAATCAAGTGGATTCAATTTCTTTACGTACGCACCTTTTGATTTATAATTACCATCAGCATCAACTAAGATGTAATTATTAACATCCTTTTGAATTACTTTTACAAACTCATCAAACTCTAATCCCATTCTTGTACGTTGTTCCCACTCATAACAAATATCATCGATTAAATCGTAATCCGTGTAGTTACGTAATTTAACCAGGACACCATCGGTGTTGGATTGGATAACCTCGCAATATGGTTCAAGCTTTTCAATTAGATCCAGGAGCAATGTCATTCCACCGATACAAACATTGTTGGCCATAAGTGGATCATAAAGTCCATTGTATTTATCTTTCATAGCCCCATATGTACCGTTAATTACAATCTTTAGTGGCGCCTGACGTTTATCTTTAGCTGCTTTATATTTAAGCCTAGTGTCACGAACTTCACGGAACTTAGCAGGGTCTTTAATGTTCCTGGATAAATAATCATACTCAATCATCAATGCCGGATAATAACTTTCCACATCAATATTAAGAAAGTGACCTTCACCATAATAATTGTTTCTTGCGCCATGCAAACCACCCCAAGCAAACAAGTGCGGTACACCAGCAACACTCAATTCAAGTACTTTGTTGTAATCTTTATTTTCTTTATAGAAGTCCAGGACTTCTGTGTATTTATTAATTTGTAATGTATTTGGAAATGTAAAATTAAACTCGTCGTCTCTTGGAACTGCAGGTTGTTTTGCATCCAGAATAAATGCACTTAATTGAGCTTTCGTTTTCGAAATGTTTCTTAATGGAAGATTAAACATTTTTAATAGCTCAACTTGTGATTCAAATTCTGTAATTGTCTCCATGAAAATGTGCATTGTTTCATGTACATCATGACGACAATATTTAATAACTTCTTCGATCTCTTCTTCTGTCAATTCCCGTCTTATATTGAATGACACGGATGTTTCACGAATATCATGACCTTGGAACCCTTCTAATTGTTTCAAAGAACGAAACTTATTCGTCATAACATCAAAATTATAAAGCTGTACTTTCCAAAAGTCCTTATAAAACTTCCATCCTGGTTTATGATCAAGAATAATCCATTCATTAATAGCCTGTGGTGTAAAACCACATATAATTGCTTTTAAAATGAATTGGTCATAGTGTCGTGAATTGTAACCAATCCATATTTCATTTTTATGCTCATGATAGTAATCAATTAAAGCTTGTTCATTATTAACAAATACTTTTTCCGACTGATTGTCGGTATCTGCAATAACTACTAACCAATCATTTGCGAATACTTCAAAATCATAAAAGAGCATTCTATCACTCCTCACTAGTAACCTTATTATTATTCTTAATCTAGCTTCATTGTTTAATAGCTCAAAATAAATTGTTATAATACTATCAAAAGAACTATTTGGAAAAAGAGGATATTAAATGAAACTTAATAAAAAATTAATAGAAGCTCTTGTCAAAAGCGCACTTAGAAGTCTCACAATACTACCCACATCCAATTTACTAGACATAATCGATGATTTAAAAAAATCTGAGACATCAATTGACACTAAAATTCAAAAGGTTAATGCTTCATTAAAAGAATCTTCGCAAATCATAAATGAATTAGAAACTGAACTCATTGAACGAACTCAAAATCTCGAAACTCTACAGCGTGAATATGAAAGATATTCTAACCTTGCCGACGTAGAGCAAGAAAAAGCTTCAGCGATATTAGCCCAAGTAGATCATTCTGTTAATAAAGGAAAACGTTCAGAAAGATGGGCTGGGTTCTGGATTAGTACCATCTCTGGTTTATTTATTTTTGTATTGGGACTGATATTAAGCCCTATTTTAACTCCATGGATTACTAATCTTTTGGGTATCTCACAAAAATAATAGGGAGCTCATTGGCTCCCCTTATTCATTTATTCAACTTCAAACACTTCTAAAATCTTGAATTGGTCAAAGCCATTTTTATCTGTTTCTTTACTTAGCAAGTATTCAAATTGACCATCGATGTCTTCATGAATATCAAGCACTAAATTCGCATACTCTCCAAAGCTAGTAAACTTAACGTCATCTTTATCGCAATCCCATAGCGCACGTAACATTTCGTTATTTTGGTGAACCTGGAATCCAAATGCCTTATCATTTTGCGGCTGCATCACCTTGTTATAGAAGAGACGTTGTCCTTCATAATCACCTTCCACAATTTTGAACCAAATCGTAAGCATTGGATCGCCTTTTTTAGACTCAGTAAGCTCTAATTTTTCAACAGCTACTTCATATTGACCATCTGGAAGTGGCTCGAAATCACCGCCACCATTTTCTTCTACTTCTTTTACATCTGCAGCTAACGCTTCTAAATCTATCTTTTTATCAAATTTACCCCAATTGAATTTTTTCTCTGTCATTATTATTCGTCTCCTTCGTTTTCATTTAGTTGATTCATTGCCAATTGCCCAGGGACAACCTCCGTCGTCCCATCCGGATTAACGTTATACTCAACACCTTCATGCTGATTAGTTAATTCTTCTACTTCTTTTCTAGCTGCAGCACTTTCCATAATTTCACGCGGTGTATCATAGCTAAACGCTAAATCAACCAAGAAATAAGTACCGTATTTGTTGTGTTTTTCACTGATTTGGAATGATTTTAAATACACATCATCTTTCGCTTCCTCAACGATTTCTTCTGCTTCTTCACGAGTATCTGCATAATGTTTTTCTTTTGAATTCAGTTCTTTTACCGCCATGATTATTCCCCTCTCTTTCTTCTAGTTCTACGTTTAGGTGCTTCCTCTTCAGCTGGTGTATTACCATCGGCCTCACCTGGCGGTGTATCGTCTTCCACTGGTTTACGTTGGCGACGTTGACGTTTTGGTTTTTCTTCCGCTGCAGGTTCTTCACTTTCTTCTTTAGCTTTACGAGAACGACGTTCACGCTTCGGCTTTTCTTCCGGTTCATCTGCAGACTCTTCTTCATTTTCAGCAAGCCATTTTTCATAATCCTTTTTAGTACGTTCATCAAAAATGTCATCCTCTAAGAAATCTAATGACTCACCCTTTTTAACTACAACAAAATCTTCAGATCCTTCATGTTGGAAGTACATAGTTTTCTTGGCCACATTTTCTTCATCTTGTTTTTCTTCTTTCGCCTTACGCCCACGTTTTGGCTTTTCAGCTTTATCCTCATTACCTTCTTGTGCTGCTGTTAACTCTTCAACGAACGCTTCCATGTCTAATGGGATTGTATCCACTTGGAAGTCATAACGGCCGCCACCGAATACATTTTGTTTCTTAGCAAGCTGTAAGAATCGTTTATCATCTGAATCAACATAGGCACGTAATGTTAAATCAACTGTTCCAGAAAGGAAATTCGCTACTTTATCATTAATATTCGGCTTGAATGTTGTACGCTTCGCTCCACCTTTAAGAGTGTACTCTTCAGCCTTTTCTTTACTGATATAAATGATTTGATAACCTAATGCTTTTAAACGTTTCATAGCATTGTTAAATTCTGTTGTCACCATTGACCAACCTTTACCGTAAGATCCATCTGATTCATGTTCCCATCCGTTTTTATCAAAGACATACACACGGCAATGTTCATAAAGGTCTTCGACCAAATCGATTGATACAGCTTCAAAATCATTGTCTTCAGCTTCTAATTCAGCAACTACATCCAGGAATAAGTCCCATGCTAATTTACGACTTGTAACACGACCTTTTTTCGTTACTTCATCTTTAATTGAAATAACAGGCGCAGTTGTGTTATCTGTGTTCCCATCCGTATTTAAGAACAATACGTTTTCAACTTTATCTACGAAAGTACTTTTACCAGTGTAGCTATCCGCATAAATCCACAAGTCTGGCTTCGTATCAATCTTTCTTTCACGACGTTCATTTTTAGGTAAAATCATTTCAATCTCTCCTTTGGCATTTTCAATTGCTTCTAAATAATTTGGTCTGAATCGTGGGTTACAAGCGAAACAATTTTCACTTGTATTACGTTTAGAAAAATCTTTTGTTTTTTCGATTTCATCGATGTTATTCAGGAAATAAATTGTCTTCATATCATCAAATTCAATTGGCACAAAAGTAAGGTTTGATTCTTCAACGGCTTGAACCAATCGTTTTCTAAACGTGTGCAAATCTTCATCTTGCTTTTTCTTAATACTCGTCTTAGGAACAAACAAGTATGCTAGTTTTTCAACATTGAATCCATCTTGCTTTAAATAATCCTTATATATGTGTAACTGGGCACTGTCCATATAGTTCTTGATATGGTTGGAATACTTAAAATCAATTACCATACACGTACCATCAGGAGCTTGTACAATTAAATCAACAAATCCAACGTAATTAGGTTTATCGATTTTGTATTCATGGATTAGCTCGCAATCTACGAAGTTTTTTTCAAGAAACTCATGTACTTTTGGAATCAAAATTTCGAGTTTCATAGATTCTTCTACAATTGCATCATTCATTACTGGAAATGCATTGTAGTATTCGTTTAACGCTGTTTCTACATCATGTTCAATTCCTGTATGTAACGCATGTCCAATGATTAAAGCATTATCAGCCCTTGTTAAATCAGGAATTTCGGTGAGTTTATCGATGTATCGTAATCCAAAATGATATGGACAATCATTGAACAGTGATACTCGCGAGTAAGAGTACTGGGTCATTCAAACCACCTTTCTTTCCAAGACTCAAAGTCCTTCGGTCTTAAAATATAAGCTTCACCGCCTGAATCTTTGATTTTACGAATGTTGTAAAGTTGTAACTTACTAGGTACACCAACATCCGTTTTCAATTCAATCCCATGAAACACACTATCGATACAAGCTAAAATGTCTGGAATACCTTCTTTGGTGTACTGACTACCAGCCCAATACTTTATGTGCCAAACATCTTGCTCCTTTAAAAACTTAATTACTTGTTTTTGAAACGCTGATTCCCTCATTTACTTCACCGTAAACTTCACATGAGCTTTTCGGTTCGATACTTTCGGATAATCACCAAGTAACTCTCCATATAACTGTGGTTCTGCAGCCTTTAATTTTGTTACGTCTATCGTTGTTGATGTAGTAGCTTCAACTCTAGTAATCTTGATTAGGTCATTATCAATAGATGTAATACCGTGTTCATCCATTGCCTTTTCAATTTCTTCCTTTAGCTTTTTAGATTGTGCTGCAAGATTCTTTTCTTGTTGAGTGTGAATTGCAATTGCTGTCATAACCGCTAAATACTTATTTTCAAACACTTGTACTTCATTCATTTTTTAGCCTCCTTCTCAAATAACACATCAGTATAATCCTTACGCTCTTTTAGTACGTCTAACATGCGCCATTCTATTGATCCATCTGTAAGCAAGTAGTAATAGAAGCAAGGTCTTTCTTGTCCAATACGATGTGTTCGCTTCTTACTTTGTTCAAACAACTCACTCTTATCTGTTAGCGTGAAATAAACAATCTTATTGGCCTTCTGTAGATTTAGACCCATCGCACCTGCTTGATATTGAATCAGCGTAACGCTGTTTTCAAATTTCTCATAAGCCGTTAAATCCTTGAGATTTCCGTTGACTGTACTAATTGGTTTATCAATTAGATCCACTAATGCTTCATATTCTTTTTTAAAGTTGTAAAAGATAATAATTCGATCATTCGTACTTTCAACCAGGTCTTTTACATACTGCAGTTTGTTTTCGTTATAACTTCCGGCTAGTTGTCGCAAATATAATTTCTTAGCTGCAGGTGTATCACCGAGAAGTAATTCTTCACCTATTTCAACAATGTGATGTTTCTTAAATTCCTTATACAATTTAGTACCAGGTATTTTTACTTTCACATCTGTTGTTTCCGGTAAATCAAATACTTCTTCGGTCTTCATAAACACCGCACCGTATTGCTTTAATTTCGCTTTTAAACGTTCGACATTTTTATAACCGGTGATTTTGTACTTACTGTTTCTGTCGTCCCATTCCTGGACCACAAATTGCTTTAAGAACAACTTTTGATTAATCCTCCAACCTAACAGGTGAAGTTGTGACCATAATTCTTCATACTTTCCACCTGTCGGTGTTCCCGATAGCAATATGACGTTTTCAGCGTTCAATCTCAAAATAAACTTTGTTTGTTTGGACTTATCATTTTTAATCTTGGAAGACTCGTCCAGCATGAGTGTGAAGTTATTTAGCTTCAATAACTCATCACGTCTCCAAGCTCGCTCATAATTGACGATTAACACACTTTCTTCTGGCATTTCTTCCATACGTTGTTTATCGAACACAATTACCTCATAGTCATAATGTTGTTCAAAATGCTCTTTCCAGTCGTCTATTTTAGACTTCTGACAAATTAATAAGTTATACGGTGTATTCAGTTCCCACATCTTTTCAGAGCCCACAAAGGTCTTTCCAAGCCCCATATCAAGGTAGTACGCAACACGATTATGTTCGTATGTATCGTTCAACGCTCTATCTTGGTGCGGAAATAGTTTCATTTACATCACCAAATTCCATGCTATAATGACCTCAACATGTGTTTTTATTGAACCGTCAGCCCCAACTGGCGGTTTCTCCTTTTTATACAGCTCGAAAGCATTCAACATTTTGCTGAGCAATTAAGTAATTCGTTAGATTCCCTTCAAGTACGGCATCCTGTCCAAACATAAAATACTTATCATCTTGTTTAATTTCACAACCATAGAAATCTTCAATTGGATGATCAGGTTCCTTAATGGATTCCTTTTCGACGATGTCTTCCACAAATATTGCATCGATATTACTTACCCCAATGTGGAATGGCACCTTTCCAGTAGCACCTTCATATTCAATTCCTGATAAAAAACCAAAACTATTTTTAAATGTTTTAAATTGTGCTGCCGTAAAACTAACCTTTGCACCTGATTTAAAAATCAACGTCACTTCCTTCAATTAACTCACCTCCCTTCGAGATGAAACCTTACGGTTCATTTCGTACATCTTGCGCTTTGCTTCTAACTCAGTGATAAGTAATAACGCTGGGTTATTTCGCATCTCAGCACACTGTTGACGTACTTGAGATGCTTTCATTAATTTACTTGCGGATAATACTCCGTTCATAAATGGTCACCTCCCTTTTCTCTTGTTCAGCCTTACGAGCTGCTAAAATACGAGGGACTGAAGTTTTCATAAAAAACTCAGCCATCTTTAACGCCGTTTCCTCACTTGGCGGATTATCCAATATAGTTCGTTCCATTTATCTCACCATCCGCCTCAAAAACTTCATGTTTCATGAAGTTTGTTGGTAAAAAAATTTCTTCAATTCCTTTTCCAAACTTTTGAGCGATTAAAAACATTTCATTCGCTTTAAATTGAGTAACTCCATGCTCTTTGTTGACGTATGTTCTTTTATCAACTCCTATTAATTCTGCCATATCCTGTTGATTTAACCTATTATACATACGTAACCTTACTAGTTTGTCTTGCAATGCTCCCACCTCCTCGTTAACGATTTTCATATTACATGAAGTTTTGACATAATTCAACATATTTTTTCATGATTTATGAAATTTATTTATTTATTTCTTATTTCATGAAATTTTTAGTTTAAAACTTCATGAAATATGATATAATAGAACCTGAAAGTAGGTGAAACTTCATGAAACAAGATGTTTCTAAATATGTTGGTCAACAAATTAAAAACTTTAGGAAACTAAAGAAAATGACACAAAAAGAATTAGGATTACGAATAGGAAAAAAACATAATACAATTTCATCTTATGAAAATGGGACAAACGAACCTGAACAAGATGTACTATTTGCAATAGCACAAGCATTGGATATATCGATTAATGATTTGTTCCCACCAACGAATGAAGTATATAAGACAAATACTCCAACTATTTCTTTAGTAAGGGAATCTTCATATACTTATGTTCCAACTTCAATTTCAGCTGGTTTACCTCTAGAAATTGATGGAATGACAGAAATGGATTTGGAAACTATACATATTCCCGATGCATTAATGGGGAAATGGGCAGGTAGGGAAGATATTTTTATGACTCGTGTTAATGGTGACTCGATGAATAAAGTTATTCCACATACCTCTTTGATTGCGGTAAAAGAAGTGGCTTTAGAAGAGCTTTACGATAATGACATAGTTGTTTTTAGTAACGGCTGCGATTATTCTGTAAAACGTTTCTTTAATGATAAGGAAAATAAACGATTAATATTCCGACCAGATTCATATGACAATCGTTTTTTTGATTACACAGTTCCTTATGAAGATGCTGCGAATATAAAAATACACGGTAAAGTAGTAATGTACGTAGCTACATTAAACTAATACCTAGATCAATTAAATCTTTAGCGCTAGGAATTTAATGGACAGCCCGTACAGCTGTCCTCTTTTTAAAAGGAGAGATAAATAGTGACTGTTGGAATTTATATAAGAGTAAGCACTGAGGAACAAGTGCGAGATGGTTTCTCTATTTCAGCTCAACGTGAAAAGTTAAAAGCATATTGCGTGGCACAAGACTGGGATAAGTTTAAATTTTATGTAGATGAAGGCGTATCAGCAAAGGATACGAATCGACCACAATTAAGCATAATGTTAGACCATATCAAAAAAGGATTAATTAATACTGTTTTAGTTTATCGTCTAGATCGTCTAACACGTTCTGTTATGGATCTATACAAACTACTAGATACATTCGATAAATACAATTGTGCTTTTAAATCAGCAACAGAAGTTTATGATACTTCCACGGCTATGGGGAGAATGTTTATTACAATTGTGGCTGCATTAGCTCAATGGGAAAGAGAAAATTTAGGTGAACGTGTACGAATGGGACAATTAGAAAAGGCTCGCCAAGGAGAATATTCAGCAAAGGCCCCATTTGGATTTGATAAAAATGAGCATAGCAAATTAATTATAAATCTAGAAGAAAGTAAAGTAGTTTTGGATATGGTAAGAAAAATTGAAGAGGGTTACTCTATCAGACAACTCGCTGACCATTTAGACGGCTATATCAAGCCCATAAGAGGTTACAAATGGCATATACGCACCGTATTAGATATTCTTTCTAATCACGCCATGTACGGAGCGATAAGGTGGTCTAATGAGATAATAGAGAATGCGCACCCAGGAATTATTAAGAAGGATAGATTTATGAAGGTGCAACAACTACTATCTAGTCGCCAAAATTTTAAAAAACGTAAAACTACTTCTATCTTCATTTTTCAAATGAAATTAATTTGTCCTAATTGTGGAAATCATTTAACTTGTGAAAGAGTAATGTATCATAGAAAAAAAGATAATCAAGATATTGAACATAATCGATATCGTTGTCAGGCTTGTGTTCTAAATAAGAAAAAGGCTTTTTCCTCCAGCGAGAAAAAGATAGAGGTATCCTTTTTAAATTATGTTGAAAAGTACAAATTCAAACAGGTACCGAAATTTCAAACAGAAGACAATGAAATTGATATCCTAAAGAAACAATTATCTAAAGTAGAACGGCAAAGAGAAAAGTTTCAAAAAGCATGGTCAAACGATTTAATGACAGATGAAGAGTTTGCCAATCGAATGAAAGAAACAAAACAAGCGCTAGAATCGATAAAAGAAAAGTTGAAGTCTTTAAGTCCTAATAAAAACGAAGATATAGATGATGATGTTATAAAAGAAATTATAAATAATATTAAAAGCAATTGGTCACATTTATCATCTGATGAGAAAAAACAATTTATGAATATGTTCATAGAGAATATCAAAATTGATAAAAAAGACGGAGTTACAGAAGTATTAGATATAGAATTTTATTAGTGTTTATGTTACATTTAC